CGACTTTTCGTTTCGGGTCGTCTTGAATTCCAACGACTTTCAAAGCGTCGTTTCTCATGGCTATCATTTGCCGTTTGCGCGTTTGGGTTTTACCAAATACCTGCGTTGCAAAGGCCAGTTCACGCCCAACTTGCACGCCCCATCTTGTGACCGCTTGTCCGGTATTGTCCCCAAACATCTTGGAATATTTCTTCAAAGACGCTTGAAGTTTGGCCGTGTCGTATGCCATTTTTACCTTCATGCCTTTGTAGGGTCTTTGAGTCTAACGGTTACGAACGACGCGCCAACGTCCACGGATTCGACGCGGAAAGATAATCCTCTAGCCGTTGCAAGTTTGCCGACGTAGAAAATGCCGTTTTCGGTGTATGCTGCCGTCCAGTCTGATAGCCTGACAACGCAGTCTAGCGTTGTGTCCGTGTCCATGCCGATGTCAGCATATTGGCGGGAGTTCACAACGTCATTCATTACGGCATTTACAACCGTTCCGCTGTTGACTGTTAGCGATTCGTTGCCAATTACTGCAAATCCGGTTTCAGATGCCGACGCTAGAAAACTGGTTAGCAAGCTCATATCGTTAGTCTAACAGGTTCCGGCGATGCTGTCAATCTAGCGTCATGGCGGTAGGTGCAAAGCACCTTTGGAATATGGATGGAGGTTTTAATCCTGCGCCGTGCTTGTCGCGCCCAAATAATGTCCTCTCCATAGTTGATTTCCCCGAACTGGCAGGACTTTACAAGCTCCCGTTTCCAAGCGCAAACGTGCCACGGTGCGCGTAGAGTGATTCCGTCGGGCTGAAACGGCATGTCAGGATTATTCAGACCAAAAACAACTTTAGAAAATGCGCCGTTGTAATAGCTATTCTGTTCAAAAGTTATTACGTCAGGACTGCGCTCAATCACCCCCAATAGAGACGCGACGTAATCCGGTTCGATGTCGTCGTCGTCGTCCAAAAACGCGATGTATTCCCCGCGTGCGATGTCTAACAATGATTGACGCTTTGCACCTATGCATCGAGTGCGGTTGTCGCAGAAAACTAGGTGTTCAACCGTTCCCGGCTCTTTGATCTGCGATTGGATCTTATCTTGCAACGCGGATAGTTGTGCTTCGCGTCCTCTTATCGTTGCCGTTAGTATTGATAGTTTCATTTTCTTTTCCAGTAGTTGTTATGCGTCTCAAGCTCCCATCCGTTAGATTCTGAATGCTCTTTGACTGCTTTCGCCACTTCATGCCATGTCCAATCATGGCCGGAAAAGATGCCGTCTGGTTTTACTTTCGGATACCATGCCTCTAGGTCTTTAGCCACCGAGTCGTAGTCATGCGCCGCGTCGATCCATACGCCGTCTATCGAGTTGTCAGCAAATGCGCTTTTCGCCTCTGCGCTGTCTTGGCAAATGGTTTTAATCATGCCATCGACTTTTGCCGCTTTGATGTTCGCGAGAAACTGCTTTAAGATGCTGCCGCCGTGCGCTTCAACAATGTCAATGTGTGACGGTTGGTTCTTCTCCCCTTCCCATGTGTCAACGCAAACTAGCTTCACGCCGTGCTTGCCGATGTCCTGCAATCGCTGCGCTAGGTAAATGATCGAACGTCCTAGCCATGATCCGATTTCGACAAACGTGTCCCCATCTTTTAAGGTTTTTGCCACGTTGTCGTAGTGGTCACGGTAGTCGAGCCATCCGTGAATGTCGTTACTTACAAGCGTTCCTTCCTCAAGTCGTCGCATGATTCCTTGTCCCATTTGATAACGGTAATTCTCATTTGACCGGGCGTATATTTCATCCATCGGAGCTTTACCAAACACCGGATGAAGATGCTCGAAAATAATGTCGCGAGCTTCGATGATAACGCCGTCCTCGTAGGCTTTTTTGGTGAAGTAGTCATCAGAATAAACACTGAAAAACTCAGGATGGAACATGAATCCTTGATCTTGGTAACGCTTACGGGTCAGGATCGCCATACACAGAAGATTGTCCGTCCGGTGTCCGTCGCTGATAGCCAGCACCTTCGGGCCGCTTGTGTCACCGATAGCGTTCAAGAGGATTTCATCCCAATGCATAGGCGGATTCCAGTCGTCGCTGAGTTGCACTAAGACTTCGCCTTGTGCTTTTTCTGCTGCTGCGTTCCATGCCGCCACGCTTCCTGCGCTTCCGTTTGTAACCACATGGTTATGAACAGACAAAAACGCGCCATGCATGTCGTCATTGTCCAAGCCGAATATGTGTTCTATCGCGTCGGGGTTTTTCGCTTTATTAAACCACAAACGCCGTGCGTCAACGGCTTGCTTGCATCTTCCGCGTGTAGCGTGAATGAGAGAGATTTTTTTGCCGTTGCGGATGAAATGGTTTGCTTCTACTGCGTCAGCTTCTTCAAGTAACCCGTTGGCGCGTAACGCCATGCCGTGTAACTGCTTGCCGAGATAGCCGCTGTATTTCCTACGGACGTTCCATGCCGCCGAGCCGCCGTCTTGCGCGTTCATTGCTTGTGCCATTGCCAGAGCGTCATCGCTGCGGTTCAGTCCGATGTAGCATAGCACTAGCTCGCCGTATGCCTCCTTGCGCGTAGGATCGACGGAGAGAGCTTGCAGCGTCATTTGCAAGCGGATATCAATGTCGCTTGCCATCTGTCCGGCAGCAATGAAAAGCTCGTATTTCTCAGCCTTGCCAAGTTCGTCTGATTTGTCTGCAAGCATGGCGCAAATGACCTTCGCCGCTTCGTCGATCCTGCCGACTGCTCTAAGTGATTGAAACAGGTGGAACTTGTGGGAAATCGTAGGGTATGCGATGTTTTCGAGAATCCGCAGATTGCGCTCGTCATTGTGTTCCCGCGTGCCGTCTGGTCTGTGAAGGATTACCGCGCCGTCAACACTGGCAACTTTTGGATTTTCTGAGAATTGCAAAAACTCATGGATTGGTGATTCCCAGTGTGCGCGGCCTTTGCGAATGATGCGCTCGCGTTGAACTGTTAGACCGTCCTCTGGAACGTGGTAGGCAAGCTGTATGCCGTCAAAGTCCTCCGGCAGTAAGTCAATCGTTTCACGAATGCGCTTGATCGACTCAGGGTCGATAACGTCGTCGGTGTCTGCCCACATAATGAGGTTATGCTTTGCCGCGTCAAATGACATTTGCCGAGCCGCTGCGAAGTCGTCAACGTGCGGCCAAAAAATAGTCGGAGTTGAAAACGCGCCTGCGGTGTCCTTCATCCCTCCTGATCCGCGTTGATTCTTGTAATCCCCAGCAAAAACCGCCCCCATTGATTCCGCAATATCCAAAGTGCAATCAGGCTCTTGATTCCCAATCGCCCTAACAATCACAATCTCATCAGCCAATGGCTTGAAGGATTCAATAAAACGGGCAATGTATTTTTCAACATTGCCCACGATGACGCACAAACTCAGTTTTTCGTTTTTCATTTTCTAAAAAGTTGCGCCGGTAGCCCACACACAAGCTACCGACGCTGCTATGAATCCACCAAAGAAATCAGGTAGTAGGAGTCGTGAACAGTTTTAGTGCTCCGGTGACTGCCGCAGAATAGCCGTAAAGCATGTGCATGTTGGCGAAGTAGGTGCCAGATGCTCGTGAGTAGTGGCGAGTGTAGAGAGCAGTTAAGCCGCTTTCTGGATCGGTCATTTCCTCGATAGCTTCAAAGTCGTTCTGTGGCAAATACATACCGAGTGAACGGGAAGCGAACGCGATAGCCTCTTGACCGCAAGCAAAGCCGACGATAGAAGCGGAGTTGGCGGGGATGATGTCGGAGGAATAAACTTCCATTCCGAACAGTCTGCCGAGTTGGCCTTCTTTGATTGCCGATGTGTCGCCGCGATTGAAGTAGTTCACCAAGTTGGTGTCGCCAAGCAACGCGCCTTCGATGACCATATTGCCGAGGAATGAATATTCGCCGCGTGCTCCAGCTTGACGTAGAACTTTGCGAGCTTCGATCAGTTGCGTTTTTGTATAGCTTGCCGATGCGGTAGTAATGACCGCCGCGCCAAAGTTGGTCGTGGTGATCAAGCTCCAGATGTCAGCAAGCACCGCAGCACCGCAAGATTTACCGAGTTGAAACGCCCATTTGTCCCAGCGGCCAGCGCTGCTGGACTCTGCGAGTTGTTGGTGAGTCAAGCTGATCGGAGTAATCTTGCGCTTGTCGAGAGTCACGGTGATGGCGGAGATTGTGCCGCCAGTTTGCTCCATGACAGTCGAGGACTGCGTGAAAGTAGTGGTCGTTGCGTTTCCGAAAAGAGGAACGACAACGGCAGAGCCTTGAGTGTTAACGTCCGAGCTGATGTCAGTAGCGAAAGCGCGGATAGGAGTGAGAATTTCGACAAGTTGCTGAAAAGCAGTTTGAGCGAAAATGGTATCATTAAAAATAGTAGCCATGATGTTTTGTTAGTTGATTGTTGAAAGGTTATTTGGTTCGTTGAGCTTTGATTTCCTGCTTGTGCTTGTTGAAGTAAGCGGTTCTTTCGGCAGGAGAAAGGTTTTTCATGTGTTCGATATGATCAATAGCCTTTGCGCCATTGTCGATATTGAGAGGTTCGGTGATTCCGGCAGATGCAGCTAGTGTCACAGCTTGAGCCGCAACACTAGCCTCCACCTTAATTACCTCATCCTTGGAAAGTTGTAGCTCTGCTTTGACGCGAGCAAGCTCAGCATCCTTTTCGGTGATTGCGTTTTGTGCTGTGGTCAAATCTGCTTTGACGGTTGCGATTTCTTGCAACGCATTCTTGGCTTCGATGATCTCATTTTGCAATTCCGCAAAGTCGGATTCATGTTTCAAGATGACATTTTCGAGAGCCGTGATTTTTTCGACGGCTTCTTGTGCTGAAGGGTTTGTAAGTCTGTCTAGCAAGCTCATGCCCTCAACTCTAACAGAATTGGTTAGATTGTCAAGAATACGGTTTGCAAAGCCTAACGAAACACACTTTTCAGCGTTCAACCATGTTTCTTCAAGCATCATCGAACGCATTTCATCGACTGATTTACCCGTGCGCGATGCGTAGATTCCGGCAATTTGATTGCTAAGTTCTTCACACATCAGCGCGGCTTTCGTTAGTTCCTTTGCGTTGCCATGTAATCCCATTGAAACATCATGGATCATCATGCGTCCGGTGGTCTGCATGATAACCTCGTTACACGCCATGCAGATGACACTAGCCATGGATGCCGCGAGAGTGACAGTAGCGGTCACATAGACACCCTTGGCGCGTAGCTGCATGATCTTGGAATGAATCAAGTATCCATCAAAGACGCTGCCGCCTGGGGAATGGATGTCGATGTTCAACGTGTCCACCGCCGTTTCTGCGCTGTTCGTAAATCGTCCTTCTGCGTCAACGATGTTAAACGCCGAGTCGATTTCACGCATCAAGTCACGGCGTGACCATTCGTCGATCTGTTCGTCAAGCGTTAGTGACGCTGCCTTGTTTTCAATCGTCAGGAATTTCATTTGTTTCTATTGTTTCAGTTTGTTTTACCTCGTTAGGCGTTAGCATTGCCATTTCCCTGTCCTCCACGAGAATAGGATAGCCGGATGCTGTCGATACTTCTGCCGATACACGCGCCGCGATGACTTTCCTCATTGCCACGCTGTGCGCTCGTTTGGTGTAAAATTCTTCCTCGGTCATGCCGCGTGCTTCCGTGATCTCCGCGGTGTTCCGCAGTCCGGCACGCCATTCGTCAACCTCCATCGAGCTTTCCCGTCCGTCGTCCACTGATAGCCGTGGCGGTGTTGAGAATGTCCATGCGAACGGGTGATCTAACAACGGGACTCTGCCGACTTCTTGAAAGCAGGAATACGCCCATGAGAATGCGTTAAGCGCGGCACGTTTTAGAAGTCTTTGACGCTGTGAAATGAATCTGCGGCACTTGACGACCTCTGCGCGGGTGTCTGTTCCTTGTCCTGCTCCCTTCCAGATTTGATACGACCAGACGGGAATGAGCGACATGCGTATCATCCGATCCTGAAAATTCTCCCAAATTTCCCCCGGCGTGTCATGTTTGACTTGCTCGATCTTGTCGCCGCTGCCGGACTGCATGTAAACGATGCCTGGTGCCGCGTTGTTCAGAACGAATCCGCTAGTGTCTGCGCCACCGTTGGCATTGCCATACATCACGGACGGGTCATCGAGATCAGGGCCGCCAGTATCGTTGAAAACCGTTAGGTGTAGGCGTGAAACAATCTGCTGCCGGATGCGCTCATCCTCAGTGCTGGCGAGCGTTGCGGAAATGTCCATCAGCGCATGAGAAAATGCAGGGACTCCGCGAGATTGGTCTGCAAAGTCGGGATCGTAGATGTGGATTACGTTCGCCGCGTCAACGTCGTAGTAGGTGCTCATGTCCGCGCCTGTTAGAACTCGATACGCCGCTGGCTTGCCGTTGTAGAACTGGATGACCCCATCGTTGATCTTGTAGCCTTTGTAGCGTCCTTCACTGACTTCTCGGTAATCCCCGCAGTTGCCGACGCGGTGAGCCGGAACGATCTGGATTTTCGGGAATCCATCGGCGGATTTTACCTTTACCCAAAAGATGTCCCCGTCTCGGTCTAGCGCAATGCTGGAAAGCTCTAGCAACTTGTGCCAATCGAACACGCCGCCGCGCTCTGTGCAGTTCGGGAACCATGCTTTACGCATGAACGTGGCGATGGTTTTACCGTCTGCAAAGTCTGACTCCCCGACGTATGCTGGGAGGAACGCCTCTCCGATGGAATAATCCGCTTTTTGATCGACTGCGCCTTTGATGACTCCGACGTTGCTGTAAAGCCTCGATGACAAGCTCCGCAGTCTCCGGCTGTCCATCGCATCAACTAGCCTGTCGAAGTCGTTAGTTTTGATGGGATAAACAACGCCCCGTGTGCGGTTCATCTCCGCTGCGTGCATGTAACGCTGCGGTGTGTATGGCGTTCCGAATTCGTTGACGATAGCCATAAATTAGAATACTTGGGTTGAGGTTGAACGCAACGCGCCGCCGTTGTCGTCGAATTTGACGATGAGACCGAGAAACGCTAGACGCTCGCCCTGCGTCATTCCTTTGCCATCAGCGACAAAGCTATTGCCGTTGCTATTGCCTTGAATGATCTTCATTCCGGCGTTCGGGTCTGTCGCTATGGACAACGCTAGTGAATTAGCCTCGGCGCGAATCTGCGCCATCGCCTTCTCATTGCTACACAGCAGATTGTAAGTTCTCCTCGCCTGTGCATAAACGGACATGCCGAATATGTTAGACTAAATCTGTTAGATTGTCAATTTCTAACAGATGGCTTAATTTCTTTGAGTCTAGCTTCAATCTCTGGTGTCAACGCTTCGCTTATCGTTGGCCCTTCGATATACGGCCAGACAAGCCCGTTTCCGTGATCGGTAAAGCAATCTAGCAGTTCGCGCAGCAACTTAAAATCGGAAAGCAATAAATCTAAATCAGGTTCACTCATAATTTCTAACGGCTACGAATATCGGAAATCTTGGAATGCCGCCATCGGTCAGACCTTGGTAAGAAAATGTTAGGCTTGAGCCTATCGCAGTTTCGAGACTACCAGCAAGTGCAAAAACTTTTTTACCCCATGACACTAGCAGGGAATTGGCCTTGTGTCCGATGACTACTGCCTCTGCGGTGCTGCATGTTTTGAGCTTTAACAGGTTCGATGACCGCTTGTGTTCGTAGTTGCTCGCTGGATTGCGTAGCATCACGCCCTCGGCACCAAGCGCGACAAGCTCGGCAAGGTGCGCGTTAAGATGCCGTGTGCCTGTGCAAACGACATGCGGGACAATCTCAGCAACTGTCGCGGCAAACGCCAAGCGAGTCACAAAGTCTCCGACAACTTCTGGCGCATCGAACACGAGGTAGCGGATCCCCGACCAGTCACCGTCATGCGAACGGACGAAGCCCACTGTGCGCTGGAACCTGGCG